GGCCATGCCTGCGCGAATTGACATACTGGCGGTATCAGTAACGCGCTCAAGAGTTGCCGTGCCGTTGTTAAACACAAATCCCAGCGGCTTACCGGTACCGGTGTTGTTGACCCATGCCGGGTTTGTCGCATCCCGCCAGCAGAAGCGGGCCATCACTGCACCATTAGCGCCGGAACGGAAGGTATCCTGCCCGCCCGCAGCGGCAATGATCGGGTTAGTTGACGCGGGTTGACCTGCACGCCCGCGTGCTGGATAAATCTCTACGTGATCTTGGAACATTACTGACCTCCGAAATAGTCACTGAATTTATCAATCTGCACTGCTTCAAGCTGCACAGGCTGCGCATCGTTTGCCGTCGCCTGTAGCTGGGTCTTGAGCATTGCCAACATAGAGGGAAGCGCAGAGGGGTGAACCGTCGCAGCACCGACTACACCATGCTGGGTCAGCGTCATACGGTAGACCTCTTCAGCGGAGTCGCAGGCCACGACACCGATCAGCGGTTCGCACTCACGCTCAGCCTTACGCAACGCGTTGAATTTCGTGGTGACCTCTTTTTCCACCTGAGTGCGGATCGTTGCCGCATCCATCGCCAGACCTGACGGTCGAGCATCGTTGGCAGCGCCAGAAGGTTTTTTATCTTCTTTTGGCTCACCCTTGTCTTTATCGCTCCCTTCCGGGTCCGCGTCATTCGCAGGTGCGACGGTTGCCAACGCACTGAGAAGCCCCTCAAGGAGTTCACCATCAACCTCGCCGTCATCCCCCACCACGCCGCGCTCGGTCAGTGCTGCGCGCAGTGCACCCTCAGGGCTGTCATATGCCGCACCCTGCTGCTCTTTTTTGTCGCCTTTTTCTTCTGCCACGATGTGTAACCCCTCTGGTAAAGCATCATTAATCACTGCGCCAGGCACTCGGCCAACACGCACTATTGCTACATGGTTTCCCACGATGTTGCGCATCACGCCATCGTAGGGTTCGCCTTCAAACTCTCCCGGAGTCATGTCCAGGGTATAACCGTAGGACGCAGACAACTGCCGTTGCTCTTCGGTCTCAACCCCGGCTATCGCGTCGTTATCCCACAACACCAACGAGCCAATGAGGTGTGGGTATTCAAAACGCACGTCATCGCAGACCACACCACAACGCTCTTCTTTTCTCGGATTATCCGGCGTGTCCTCGGCATGCCCTTCAAGCAGCGGTATGCCTTTGAAAGACTCGACCGCTTTAGCCAACTCATCCGGACAACGCAACAAGCGGTATTTGCACCCGACCTCCAGCCCCAAAGTATTGAACTCAGGCAGGTTCTTTAATTCGCTGCCAAAGTATTCGCTGACCATGGCTGTGCTGACGATGTTGTCCGTCACACGCATGCGACCATATCGACTGAATGACCGTGCGGAATCCATCGCCAGCGGTGACGCTATTTCTGACATTTTCACCCCCTGCGCACACAAAAAAAGGCCGCCTGAGCGACCTTGTTAGAACGGAATGACGGGTTTCCAACTACACCCGCAATTGATGAGCTGCCCCGGCATGATGTACTCACCATCAATCAGGCATCCTTCGGAGAGCTTGAAACGCCGTTTTTCTTTACCCGCCTTCACATGTCCGGGTCGCGGTTTATTTCCACCGCCGCTGTGTAGCCATTCCCCCTCAGTAATGCCGACTGATTGCTGCCTGGCGGCACTGAGTGCACTGGTCGCCTTCCGGGTTTGGCCTCGTGCAATGAGACGCGCACGGCGGGCGGTAACATCAAACTGCTGCTGTAACTGTTCGCCAAGCGTCTTCAGGTCTCCCCCCTTTGCTACTGACTGCATGACCATCGTTTCAATGCGGGTGAAATACTGTTGCGGGATGGACTTAATCAGCGCGACATTCTCGGCAATGATCGCCTCCTGCACCTCCTGCATGGCAGGTGTTATCTGGAACGTAACCGCCATATCCTCTTTGCGTACCGCCGCTAACAGCGCACGGTCAGCCGCCTCGCCGCTCTTCGCAGTAAAACCGCCCGCTAACAAATCAGACTTTGCCGTGAACCGATCAAGCCACTTTTGCGCCAGCGCCATGAGCCCATGGCGCAACATCTTGACCGGGCTGGCATCCATCGCCAGCGCCTCACCTCGCAGCGTTGCCATGACAAAGGCCCTAGCCTCGACAGTCATGGGACGAACAAGGGTCATCATCTCCTTGCGATACCACTGCATATTGCCCGCATTGTATTGCACCGGCTTAAGCGTCCTGGTCGTCCTCCTCGCCATCGTAGTCGCCCTCCAACCCCTCAAAACCCGCGCCGTCGATCGCCTTCAGCGCTTCACGCGCCTCCTCCGAACTCACCAGCATCGAATCCGCTGCCTTCACCACGGCATCGACCCGCTTGCCGATGATGTCCACTGCGGTTTCCTCGCTGATTTCATCCAGCGGTTTAAAATCGAAGTAGAGGTCATCAGTGACCTTTCCAAATTCCGACAGTTGAATGATTTTGAAGATAATCTCCAGCGCCCGCCGTATATCACGCTCCTGCATGCCTGATACTGTTTCGTGCCACGTGGACACCTCACCATCACCGGAAGGATTCAGACCCGCTGGCGGGTTACCCAGCAGCTTGAGCGTGGTGATCCGCGCCGGGATACACATTTGTTCCTGGTAGTTCGACAGCAGGTTGGAGAGCTCACTGAGCGAGGTCTGGAAGTGGAAAAACTCTTCCTCATTATCTATGGCCCAAATACCAAGGTTGTTCTGGTATTTATTGAACATCTTGATGCGCTTATCGAACTCACCAGGCATCTGCAAACGGGCGTCCATGTCCGTCTTCAGCCCACGCACCCGCAGGGTCTTCATGATGTCGATAACGACTGTCTTGGCCTCGTACCATTCCTCGACGTAATCTTTCATAAGTTGCGTCAGCGACAGACCGCCGAAGTTGTACGAGGGCTTGAGGATATCAGGCACCGGTCGTGAAATGATGTCGATGAACCTCGATGTGTGCACCGTCTTACCCATCACAAACCATTGCTGCGGCTTGTAGTAATCAGCAGCCAGCGGGTTAATGGTGTTGTACTGACTGGGGTACATCCACACCGGCTCCACCAGCCTGAACGCTTTCACTGCGCCCTTGGCAATTTTCTTGTCACTGAGGAACAGCGGCTTTTCATTCTCCTTCTCGTCAGCCCCTGTATCGATGTAAATATGCGCCACACCGAACATCGAATCTTGCCGTACCGCCTCATGAATAAGCCGCTTGATGTCATAGCGAGTCAGCGCATCTTCCATCTGCTTGATCATTTCACTGTCTTCACTGTGGCTCTTCACTTCGATCCAGTTGCGCGTCATCTCGTCAGCCATCACGCTGTGCATGTTGGCGTACTCGACGCGCTGGGACAGTGCCGCCAGTACCGGATACCCCGAAAACCCGGAGTAATTGGTGCCAATGGGCATCGCGTTCAACACGTCATACGGCGTGGCGTCCATCGCAAGTGCCGACGTCGCACGCGCTGCGGGGATAACCCCCGGCAGCGGCGTGTACGGTTCAAATACAGGGCCGCCTTCGACAACACCAGCCAACTCCAGGTCCCGATCGCTGATTTTTACCGGTGTCTGGCGGGGTACGTTCTGCTGACGCTTTTTCATTGCAAGACCTCATCAGGGATATTAAACAGCAGACCGCTTTTCGCTTTCATTTCAGTAATGGCGTCCATCATGGGGTCCAGTTGGTCATCGTGGGTGTTGAATTCAGGGTTGATCGCTTCCATCTCGACGAGGAAGTCATTAACGAACGTCTCGCCAGTAGGCAGTTTGATATACCCGGACTCCATATACCCCTGTGTATCCATCAGACGGGTGTACTTATCCTTATCCCGCTGAATGGCCTTCACCGGGCACAAGGCGTCTTTGCGGATGCTTTGGATAAGACCGGTACCGGAGGCTTTATCTTCAATTGCCATATGCCGTAATGGCCCGTTCTTAAGTTGCTTACTCTTGGCCCAGAACGCGACAGCGCGTTTTTTCAGTTCGTCGGACTCCCATTTACCCCGGATCATGTCGATAAGGTACATGTAGCCATCCTCACCCAATCCCCAATGCTCAAAGACCGAGTAATCGTTAACCTCTTTTGTTTTCTGCGCGGTATCGCCGTACACGGCCCGCCATTTCATTTTTGGCAGGACAGCATACTCACCAAACCATTCGGACTTGATGAGCCCGCCACCTTTCGCCGTGGGGCGCTGTTGGTACAGCGCATTCCACACCAATGGGCCGCGCTGCTTCGCCTTATCAACAAAGGTCTGCGGCATGCGCTCAGGGAACAGAATTTCACCGGGATCACGCAGTTTGTACCGCTTACCGTTCAGTTCGTGGTATTCAACCTTCTCCGCCTCCATCGGGAAGCTCACGACACGCCAACTCTCACCACCGTCTTCTGCCAGTTTCAGTAACTGACCAGCCAGATCGTTCTGGTGCCAACGGGTCAGGATAATAATGATGCCGTTTATCTTCGGGTCAGCGCGGGTGAAGAACGTGGTGTCATACCAGTCCATCACGGATTCCTGGTATGTGGGAGATGAGGCGGTTTTGTAATCCTTGGCGGGGTCATCAATGATGCCGATATTCATGCCCTGACCGGTGATCCCACCGTTAACGCCAGCGGCACGGTACGAGCCACCTTGGATACTCCCTCGCTGGTCAACAACCTCCCACAATTCAGCGGTACGTATCGCCCCTCCTGCGCCAGCGCGGCCTTTTGAAAGCTGCGCAGCAGGAAATACTTCCCGATAACGATCTGAATCAATAATGCGCTGTGTATCGCGCGACATGCGGTTTGCCAGGTCAGAGGAGTAAGAGCAGGCTATTACGTTCCAGTTGGGGTGCTTGCCCAGCACATAGGCCGGAAAGCGACGTGAAGCAGCTTCACTCTTACCCGAACGCGGCGGGGCAAATATCATCAAGCGCGGCATCAATCCAGCTTCTGCATCAGCCAGAAATTGTTCCAGCTCAGCAAAGAGCAATTCGTTGAACCAACCCGTTTCATACTGCGGGTTGGTGTAAAGGGTGAAATCCAGAAGACTATTCGATGCCTGATTGATAGCGCGCTGCTTGTATGCCTCAAGAGTCTGTAAGTTTCTCCTGGAGCTGGTTTGTATGGCGGCCATAACCCAACTCCTTCAGTCTCTCTTCCAGTTGCTCGTCAGTCATATCCTCATGCTGGATTGGCCCACCATTCGGGCCGGACATTTCGGTTTTCTTCGGCGCTTCCCAGCCCTCCATCTCAGCTATCTGTTTGATAGATGCCTTCGGGTCGTGAAGCTTTATTTTTATGCCCTGTGGCCCGGCAGTAAGTTCAGCGATAGCGGCCATCTTTTCAGGGGAAAGTAACGCAGAGTCCTTGAAGCTCCATGACGCCTGTAAAACAGGCTCGCCATTCTCATCTTCACCAATGACACCATTTCGAAAATTTGCCAGGTCGAACAACGATGACCGCCCAAGTGAGGTGAGCCGTTTTAGCGCTTCTTCACGCGTCATGATGGCGTCACTGACTGCGTCTTGCTGGACGGATTGGAGGAAGGCTTGGACGTCGCAATTTGTCGCAATTGAATGGGCTGCCTTCCGCTCCCCGCCTGACTTTGCCTTACCCCCGGCTTTTTTGTATGCGTCGGTCTGATTTTTGCCTTTCAGCAACCAGGTAACGAACTTTTTTTGCAGTGGCGTCAGCACATCGAAAAGCTGCTGTTGCTCCGCCGTCAGCTTTTTCGATGCCATACAGAACAATCCTCTGGGTGTCATGAATATAACCCCGACTAACCGGAGACCATGACCCGCGTGAAGTTATATAAAATGCTGAAACTGTTAAATCCACCCGGCAAATCGCAGAGTTTTATAAAAATGGATTACGGTGCCAGCGCACCAGACGTACGCAGCTTCGCCAGCAACCCATTGAAGTCTGCCTGTGTGGGCGCTGCCGTTAAGTCAGCCATAGCTGCCGCCATTTTCACACCACCGATAGCTGCCGCCGTGGCCGCGGGCAGGTCCGTACTCGCTGGCTTCCAGTCCCCCGCCTTGGCTGTCGCTGACGTCGTACCGATAGCGAGGCTGGATGTACCAGCCCCAATAGCTGTTCGTGCCGCCGCCGCATTAGCACTGTCTATCAGTTGCTTGCCAATCGCCGTGATGCTACTGATGTCCGTTCCCGATGCACCGACCAACAGCTTGTAACCCGTCAGAGCAATGATCTGCTTGCCTTCACCGTCAATGGTGATCGCGTTAACGACGTTATTGGTGCTGTCACGCACGCCCAGCGCCAATTGGCCGTGATTAGCCGGGGTCGCAGACGCTCTGATGGCAACATCAATAACGCCATCATCTTCGCCAAACTTAAATGCCAGGACGTTGGCATCGGTCTGAACTATCGACTTCAGCACCAACTGGTGATTGATCTGCAGTTTGCCGTCCAGCACCTGGTCACCGGCATTACCCAGCGCAGCAAGTAGAGTGCGGATAGCCTCAACGTCTGC